CCGCACACAATAACCAAGACAAATCGTGTGCGCGCGAAGCAAGACTCGCGCCAAAACAGCCTTCGGCTATCGACGCTACGCGTCCCACCCCCCACAAGACCCCCCTCGGCTATCAGGGGGGGAGCCTGGATCAACATTAAATGTCAATAATACCATTACAACTTACTACCGGCCGGCGACGCTGTTACGCGCACGCGCGATAAAGCCCGCGCGCGCACGCAAGACGCTCGCCGGCCGGACGTTAGGTTACTAACTAAACACCTAGTCCCACTCTGCTACGCAAAGTGAGCCTCACAGTTGACCCAGGATGCAAAACAACGGGGGGGCCCTATACAGAGGACCCCCCCAGGAAGCGAGGCTACGCCTCGCCCAATCAAGCCGGCGCCGGAGGCGCCGGAACAGGATCCTCGCGAGGCTTCGGATCCACGCACTTACCATCCACGTGCTTACACGGGCAATACAGCCCGTAACCCATCGACTCGTGGAGGTCACAGACCGCACACCGCGGTATGTCAATAATACCATTACAACTTAACTCACTCATCGAGCCGCGGGAACCACCGGCGCCGCAGGCGCCGGAACCACCGGAGGAGCGGGCGGCATGTACTCCGCCTCAAACTCCTCCTGACTCAACTCGCCGACGACCTCCAAGAGCTCGCCCGGCGAATGAAAACGCTGCCGAACCTCCGGAGGCAGCGCCTCAAAACGCTCGCGAGCTCGCTCAATCACACCAAGGGCACTCTCGTAATCCTCGATGCCCGTGAAATCACCATACACACCAGCAGCACTCGGAGCCGGCGCTCCGCCCGTCAAACCGAAGCGACGAACGATCGTATTCACATCGACCTCGTCCTTCAGGTGCTGCTGAACCCGAGACTCTGACCCGGTACGCAGCGCCGTCTCACGGCTATGCTCCCGCGGGTCAAACGCACGTGGCGGCGGGCACAGGACCCGCGCCACCTTCAACCGATCGCCATCGACAATCATCGCGGCCTCACAGGAAGAGAACGAATAATCAACAACAGAGTCCGCAAGGCGGGAGAAGCCGTCTGCAAAGCAGCCTCAAACTCCGCCTCATTCATCGCACGAACCTCGTCCAACGAATCCAAACGCGCTCGAGCTCGAGACGCTTCCGCCGCTGAGCTCATCTGATTGATCTCAGCTCGCGCTCGCTCGAGCGCACTCGGAAGCCGGGCCTGCGCCTCATCGGCCGAGAGCCCGGCAACCCGCCCACGCTGCTGAGTCTCCGTAACACGACCCGCCTGGGTCGTGTGGATATCCTCAGCTTGCGTGGTCGATAAAACAGCACTGGCGGTCGCTTGATCAGCCTGCCGCCTCAACAATTCCGTCTCCGCCTTGAAGCGCTGCACCTGCAGCGCACTCGAGATCGCCTTCGAGGCGTCGATCTCAGCACGGTCCCCGGAAGGCGTCGACGAACCGCCACCTCGAGCCGAAAGCGCCGGATTCAATCCAGCCTTTCGAAGATCCTCTACCTCACGCTGGTGAGCCGTATTCGACATACGCTCCTGGAACTTCCGGTTCTTCCGCGCTTCCCACGCGCTCCACGCCATCCCGGCGCCGGCGATAACACCGCCAATAATCGCAGGCAGGGCCATGGCCTAAAGCCTCGGCCCAAGCCCAGGAACCGAATACATCGGCATGCAACGAACCCAACGGTTCTCGAACATCGAATCCACCAAGAACTGCTGAGACGCATTGGTCTGCACCTGGAGCACCCGGTCAAACGGCGGGATATCCGTGATAAACCCGGAATTCAACGCCGGCCGAGTATCGATCTCCTGGGCCAAATGCCAGATATCCAACGTCTCCGTCAAATGCGACCGGAACATGCCCGAGATGCGACTCGGCTTCCACTTGTACTCACTCCAACGCTCGGCATACCCGAACACATCGAGATCGCCAGGCGTCGAGTCCGAGAAAATCTCACGCGACAAAATGGCCTGCTCACCCAAGTGAGCAAGAGACGGCCAATAGAAATCGAACGGCGTCCGCCGGAACCACATCCGGTTCGTACCGTTCTGATACGACAAATCCGCACGCACGTGCACCAAGCCTAAGATGCATCCGTGCTCCGTGAAGCTCTGAGAAAACGACGCCTCGTGAACCGAGGTACCCGTCGCCGCGAGCTCACCCAGCACCGTGGTCGTACCCGTCGCACCCGTCGCAGACTGCTGAATCACCGGGTTAATAGATACGAAAGAACGACCGCCACCAAGATATTCAGGACGCTGGAGCCTAGCGTCAGGAGAAGTAACACCGAAATGAGAACGCACGATCTCCGCATAACGCGTCCCTCCTCGAGCGTTGATCTCCATCATACGCTGCACGGTCATAGCCGTGCGAATGTCATTCACCAGCACCCGAATGTTGATCACACCCGTCGCATCCGCATCCGTAAACAACGGATTCGTACCCGTGCTCCTATGGGTGTCATAGTTGATCAACCGACCACCGCTCTCCGTCACCGTCACCGGACTCGCCACCACTACGTTCTGCGTCCCGATCCCGTGCACCGGCGCTCCACTCTGCGGCAACAACATGTTGCCACCCGGAACCAACGGCGCACCCGAAAACATCTGCGCCGCATTAATCGGCTTCTGGGGCCACGGCCGCGCCGAAGTAAAGTAATCGGCACGCTTACCGCGAGGGTGCAGCGTGTACTCGCTCGCCAGATCCGGACCGTCGTCCGTCTCCACCGTAACCAGGTCCTGCAAATCCTCATCGCGGAACCAATCATTCCAGATCAATTGGTATGCGCGCCACGGAAGCGCGCTCACCGTGATCATCGACTCCGGACGACCGTTCAAAGTGATGCCGAAATAATCGGCCATCGAACCCGGTACACAGTCCCCATCGGTGACCTCAACTTGAGGCACCAAAAACGCCGTCGTGTCCGTCGGGTTCACCTGCTCACCCATGAACCGTTCCCAGTTCGCCCAGACCAACCGATACGGCACAAAGAAGAAGAACGACTCCACAATCACGTTATCCATGATCGGCACAATCGGAGTCGAAAGACGGAACAACGCCGTCATCCGCTGCCGGAGTGAATCACCCGGCAACACCTCATCCACGTACAGCGGTGTCAACGAATTCGCCGCAATCGTGGTCTTGTGCATGTGACGCACATCGAACGCCGACCTCGGAACGTCCACACGAGGCACCATCGCAAAACGAGTCGGGTCCTGCGCCGGCATCCCGCGCCTAGCCACGGGCCGCCTTACCCTTCTCGGTGACCTCAACCCTCAACTCCGCCTGCTCGCCATGCTTACCCAACACCGTCGCCACGTTCACCACGAAACCACGCTCCTCGCCGCTCAGCTCACCTGTCAGCGAATCGAACCGGCCGAGACGCATGATATCGAAATCCTCAGGATACTTCTCCACCGTCGAACCCTTGGGCACACCATCCTTCAACGCTCGAACGACTGATTCGTCGTTCGCACCGAGGACCAACTGGCCGTACTCACGGCCCTTACGGTCCCACAACGCATAAACGTTCATCAATGCTTCCTCCCTCCAAAAGAGTCGAGACGACGCTCCGCATATTCCTCACGAACAGCTCGCCGTTCTTCACTCGACTCGTGAGGGTCCACAGCGCGCGCTACCAGATAACGCTCAAAAGCAACCTCCTCAGCCGCCAGCGGGTCCACCGCACGCAGCTTCTCGGTGTAATAACGAGGTACCCTATACTCCCGGGTACCCATCACAGCTCGATCCGCGGGAAACACGTCCCCACGGAAACGATCGAACCACCATGCGCCGATCCCAGGACGGCGCGACATAACTACGAACTCCGGACGTCTCGACGAAAGCTCGCCGGTAGCGACCTCCACGACGTCCTCGTAATGCTCCGCAGCAGCTGCGCCAAACTTCTTCTCCAAAGTATAGCCTGCCACATAAGCAGCGCTCTGCGCGGTCACTGCACCAATCACCACATTGCCCTTGCCCCATAGGTCCTCCATCAACGAGGACCGATAGGTCCCATTCTCAAACGCCACCTGGTCAGGTAGGCGACAATTAAAGAGGATCGAATGCCAGTGAGGGCGCTGAAACTGCGACCCATACTCACCGGCAACAAAAAACCGGATCGGTCTTCGACCGTCCGGACACGCGACCTCGCCCGGCAAACGCCGGCGCAGTCGCTTCATGAAACCCTGAAAATCAGGGTACTCCAACGACAACGACCCAGGCAAATGCTCCGGGTCGTAATCCAACGTCACGAACAAGTTGCTATCAAACAACTGAGCCTCGTGACTGATACGTATAGACCAAGCACGAGCACGATCCATACGACAACCGACGCAACGGCCACAAGGAAGCTCAAGCTTCTCGCCCGTGGCCGCGCCGGCCGTCCCCAGTCGGGGTTGACCACCCGACCTATCCTGATACGCCAGGAGGGGACGGAAACAACTCAAAACTCAACCCATCCAATCGTCATGTACACACGATCACCCGATGGGAGATTCCTCGCACAAAGCAACCAGCGAAACAACCTTACAACCTGAAACCGCCCCTACCGGGACGAGACAGGTTTACACCCTTCGTCTTACGCGCCTGACCGCGAAACTTCCGGGCCGAGCTACGCTTGTTGACCGGCCTTCGGAACGCCATGACGAACCTCCCTGAAAGGGAAACGTTGCGGCTACACCACAACGATAAAACGAGACACTTGAAAAGTCAAGTCTCTCAAAGACTTCCACCAAAGGTGTCAGTCCGCACACAATAACCAAGACAAATCGTGTGCGCGCGAAGCAAGACTCGCGCCAAAACAGCCTTCGGCTATCGACGCTACGCGTCCCACCCCCCACAAGACCCCCCTCGGCTATCAGGGGGG